CGTGCGAGGGCCAACGTCAAACGAATATTTCTTGAAAGCAAACCATACGATAACGCGGCCGCCTTGTGGTTCTCCATCAACTCGTTAATCTTCAAGAATTGCATGATCGTCGCGACCAAACCCGCGACGAGATTCAAACCTCCGATGACGGATGGAACCATGCTTCGTACGGATTCTGGAAACTGTTCTTGGGCAAAGTTCGCAGTCCCCGTGATCGTACTCAAGACGATAACGGGCAATGTAAAACGCATGCTCAATTTTTTATACATCAAAAATGCCCTGTGATGCATGTACCTATAACTCCCAGAGGCCTCACCCCACTGTCTCAAAATAGTCTCGTGTTGGTCATTCCAGCTCTCGCCTCTGAGCTGCATCTCCCGTTTACGCAGTGCTTCGTCACCAATAATTTCTTCACTCATCTTATAGTAGATGAACATTATATTCGCAATTCATCTCTTATTTTTGATCTCGATGTTGGTCGTTCCATTTGCTGGGACGAAAGAACAGCTCGAATTTTACGCAATTCTTGTTCCATTCCTTTTCTTTCACTGGACGACGAATGACGATACGTGTGCCTTGACGCAACTCGAAGTGTGGTTCACTGGTAAGGACAAATACGACACGTTCATGGGACGTGTGATGAGTCCTATTTATAATGTCGATGACCACGAGGCGAGTTATCTCATCAAAGTTGTTTTGTTCTTCTTATGGCTCGTCGTACAATTTAGACTCGGTCGGTTCGACGACGCACTCGCGTCATTAAAACTTCTCCGTAGATAGAAATGAAACAAAAGACCTTGACGCGTCTTCTACTCGTGGCCGTAGTTGCTCTTGCGGTGCTTGTCTACTTCAAGCAAAGACCCGTGGTCATCGTGCGACGACCACCCCCATCCCCACCCGTCGTCGTTCAGCGTAGACCCGTGTCTACGCGCGCACCCGAATTCAGGGAAGCACCAATCAAAAAATACAAACCCGGATACACGCAACAGATGGGACTCTTAGTTGGAAGCAATAACGAAACGCTTCCCTTGTACGGTCGTGAAGTGCGTGGACACCGTGACCGATACCATTATTACACGACGACGTCTGGTGAAAACTTGTACCCATTGACCGTGTCTCACAATGGTCGTGAGTGTACGGAAGACATTGGGTGTCCCGAATTCTATGGAAACGAAAGCGTGGGCGTGCTTGGAAAAAGTGGCGCGTACACCACGAAACTCTATCGCACAAATGACTTTTTTTAAATCTCTCACACTCTCAAGATATGCTCCGATATGCCGCCCTGAATCACGAATTACCGAACGTCGTACAACGCGTCTGTGCGCGTGGGTCCAATGTTATTTTGGATTACGCCCGTGAGAATTGTCCGTTATCAGACGCCGACCACGTCTCGGCCGTCACGACGAAAATCGCGTCTAGCGTTCCGAGCGCCATGTTTGCCTTGAAATTAACGTCGTTTGGATCGAGAGAATCGGTCCGCGACGCAGACGTCTACGTCCGTGACATCATTCAGCGCACGCGACGTGTATGCATAGACGCCGAAGACATTGTGTACCCTAAACTGTGTTATGACTATATGCGTGAATTTAATCACGATGAACCCCACGTCTATAAAACGTATCAGATGTATCGCCGAGACGCGCTCAAAGAACTCGACGCAGACATATGCGCATCGCAAAATCATGGAATCGTGCTCGGTGCGAAACTCGTGCGTGGCGCGTACCTCGGGAAACAACGCGGGTTACTTCCAAACAAAGACGCCGTCGATGCTTCCTTTCGACGCGGTCTCGAAATGACACTCAACGCGGGTCCAAACGTGTACACGCTCGCAGCGACACACAACACACAGGACATTCAAACCGTGCGTTCCGTACCACACGATCGGTATGCGATCGCACAATTGCTTGGTATGGATAACGACTTTCCAGACTATGTGTACGTGCCTTACGGATCCCTAAGTGAATTAACGCCATATTTATTTAGAAGACTTTTAGAAAGGCTCAAATGGTCCGGACGCTGAAACGATTTGGATATTGGTCGCCACCACCTCTCGAACCTAGACGACGCCGATACTCGATCGTCGCGGCGTCGAAGAGTGAAGAGATACGACTCGAAATTACACGGACGGCACTCGAACAGGTCTACGTCGCACCGTATTTCAGGGAACAAAAACAAATAACACCTCGACAAATGCGTTTAAAAATGATACTTGTCGAGGCGTTGGATATCGCACACGCGCTATGCGAACACGGAACGGAGCAAGAGTGTCGATGGGCGTGGGAAATGGTCGATGAAATCGACGACGCCGCCACGAGAGCTGGTGTATATCATCGATAGAGACGTTGAACTCGAATGGTCGACCCATGGAATGCATGTTTCAAATAATTATACCCGATCTCACACTTTTCGTGGTTTTGACACGAGAAAAAATCAATGCGAATTTTTCTATGTTCCGGCCACGTGTGTAAAGAAAAATGACTCTCCGTTAAGAGATACAAAAGTGTTAAACCTTGGGGATGGAACGCGTGCACAGCCTTATTTACGATGGTGACGTCAGCTCTTCGTAACGCCTCGTCACACACTTTAATCATGGCCGTGTTATCGTAGAGAAGACGCTCGTCTGCGTCGTCTACGTCTATGATGTAATGTGCACCGACGTAGTCTTTTTTACGTCTCATTACCAGTAGGGCTACGAGTGCAACGATTACCAGCAGCGGCGCTATCATTATATATACTACTAACAAAGTTTCCTGAACGGATAAAATTTCACATCTGAATTTGTTTTATTGAATGGTTCTTTCGAAATGTAGAAATATATTTCATCTCTATATTGATAATTTCCACAAAACGAATTCAAATCGTATATAGATATACCTATTTCGCTATTTGGGTGTAAATGTTTCAACTTTTTAATATTCATCGGGAAGTATGTATCAAAAATATCAAAGTCATCTTTCGTTTGTAAAAGTGCGACGAGACGTTCTCCATCGTATTCCTTTTTCGTGTTTATGTAATTCTCGCATATTTTAGAAAATCCATTACCTATCTCCGAACTTCCGAGGTGACCCGTCATGTTAATCACACCGTTTTTACTGAGAAGATTCTCTAATATGTGATCATGATGATGATCAAATTCAGTGACTATATTGTTTGTGTTTAATTCTACGTCGTACACGATGATATCAAACTTTTCCTTTTCTTTGTGAATGTATTCATATGCATCCATGGCGATCAATTCAAGATTTGGATTGTTAAATGCATCTTCGGACAGTTTTCGCATGATTGGATTCGTTTGTACAAACCTGATTAACGTGTCATCCAGTTCGACATTCTTAACACGGACGCCGTCGTACTTGAGTGCACGCATCGCTGGATACCCATCACCACCACCCAGAATAAGAATGTTTTTTGGATGTCCATCTAATAGTTTAATCGATACGTCTACCATCTCGTAGTGTGATTTTTTATATTCCTTTGTGTGATTTTGTATTTCACCATTAAGAAACATGGCTATGTGATTGGTCTTCACATCTCTCACGAGATCGATAGTTTGATACGGACTTTCGAGGTGGTAGAGTACATCCATCCCCGTTGTATCCAATTTGCTTCCTTTCTTAAATTTAAAATACACGAACAAGGTAATGAAAAATACGACTACGAAGAGAAGCCACTCGTTCATTTAGATATATGTATATTATTTTTCCTCGTGTATATTAAATGGACCTCAAAGAAAAGGCCAAGCAAATGGGTATTCGTGTGACGAAAGTCGTGAATGGTAAACGTGTGAAACTCACGAATAAAGAACTCAAGATGAAACTTATGAATTCATTGACTCTCAACAATCAGGCAAAGCACGCGAAAAAGTTTATCCGCGTGTGTCGAACAGTCTTAGCCGAAACGCAACCGAAGGCCCCGAAAGCCCCAAAGGCTCCACCGGCCCCAAGGGCCCCACCGGTCCCAAAGAAGACGTCGTCTTCACCAAAACGGGCCACTAACGCACGTGCTGCGCTCATGGCGAACCTCAAGGCAAATCTCAAGCGACGAGGTCTCGCAAACAATTAACGGCAATCGTCACGCATTTTCTTATCTTTATTGGTACACGCCATCATGTGTGCGTGATCGGTGGCGGAACCGATGAATCCACCCAGATTATCGGGGTTATTCGGTGCGAAACACGTGTTCGTCCAGTTACTATCCGGCTGTCTATTGGTTCGGTATCCAAATACGCGAATACCCTTCTTTGCCGCGAGATAGCGACACTTCTTAAAAGTCATTTTTTCCTGTCCCGCGAAATTGTTATAACCACCCGCGAGACCACCCTTGTGTCCAACGACGACGTCGCCGTTGTTAAGATCGAGACATCCATCCTCGAGCTTCACACCCGGTTCCGTACACCCACCGATGTGATTATGGGGACTCACACCACCACCACCCGACCACAGGTACGAGTCCATGTACGACCAACACGACTTATCGTGCGAACGCCAGCCCCAATTCGATAGTTTATTTCGTTTTGCGTGTTCCCAACACGCTTCGGGTGTTTGCGCCTTTCCGGGTGCGACGGTGTGCCACGTACCACCATACGGGACGTGATGCGATCCATACCCTCGAGGGTGACCTTTCGTGGTATCGATGTCCGCGTAGGTAGCTTCTTTCTTTACGGGTACGGGCTCAGCTTTCGGTTTCGGTTTAGATTTTTCGATACTTTCGCGGAGGGCGCGCATCGCTTCGAGTGTGCTTTGATCATTTTCCTTCATGTCACTGATTTGTTGACGCAATAGTTCAATTTCAGAAGTCTTCTTCGGAGCCGCCACGGATGCAGCAGCCGCCGACTTTTTTCGCCTGAGATACAAAAATGCGCCGACACCAATCGAGATAAAGCACACAATGAGAATAATGAGAATCATCGTTATTATGTACTAAGAAATAATTTTAATACCAAATCGTTTTGCCATGAATCGTCGCGCTCCCTGAATCGATGGTTGACTCCACAGATACCAACGCGACCAAAACCCCGCAGTCGCGATACCGTCGAGTCGCCATCGTTCTTTGTCGCTCGTGTTCACATTGAGCATGCGCTCGTGAATTTTTTTAGGATCGCGTTCGGCGATGAAACGTCCACCGTGTCGTGAAACGTATGAACGCATACGTGAGGGATTCTTGTGTTTGGTGTAGTCCGAATATCCACGAGCACCAAAGTCAACAGTCCTGTCACCTGGTAAAATAGCCCGGAACTTCTTTTTTCGATCCGGACTTGGAATAATTTTGACGCGCATTGGTACTTACTGTGTACCAACATTTACTTTTGGCAGGCCGCGCAGTACCCTTCCTTCTTTTCACCCGGCAAAAGGAACAGGCGTTCGTCACCACGCTTCACGAGGAAGAGGTGGTCGTACATGTGCAAAAGCGCGATCGCGAACATGATGGTCGTCGTGACCGGCTTGTTCAGCTTTCTGTATTGAAACGCGACGTACGCAACCAAGGCCATGATGGTCCACTGAATCATGGTAAATCGCGGCACCACGAATCGTCGCTTCATGTCGGGCTTATCTTCGGTCGGCTGAGGGGCAAACATTTCGGATTGCTTGTATCCGGGCATTTTTATTATGTACGAAGAAATTAATGTGGGTGATCATCGTGGTCCTGATCCTGTATGATTTTTTCAAGGCACCGATCGACCTTTTATATTTCCAAAACCCGTGGCGACCACTCGTAGGTATACGAAACACCATCATCGATGCATTCATGCACAGGCCGACCTACGATCATAACGATTATTCCGGTTTATGGAAAGTCAAGGCAAACTTTAGGGCGATTCGTCGTGAATTTTACGACGTGTTTCCGAAAACAAACAAGTACTATTTCCACGATCTCGACAAATGGTTTGAGAAGAAGAATACGTATTACTATTACAAAGCCGAAGACTTTCCAAAAGTGTACGAACTTTTAAAATCCATTCCATGTGTCGACGAATCTACCGCAATCTTTTCAGTGATCGAAGGTCCCATGACACTCGCACCACACCGCGCCGAAAGTAATACACAACTACGATACCATCTCACGATCGAGAGTGGAAAAGATTGTCTATTAGAGACGGAATACGGTGTGCACATGCACATGACGGGTGAAGAGTTTCTCTTTGATCACGCGCGCTACCACGCACTCACGAAGCGTGGTCATGCGAGACGAATCACACTCATCTTAGATGTTCGTCGGTACTAAACCAGAAAACATTTGGGAAACATCGGTGAAATAGTCAAATGACGCGTCCACGAAATCACCGCTATAGTTTCTTTGAAGAATCACATTCGTGTCCACGAGAATATACATGGCAAACAAAATGACAAAGGCTTTAGAAAATGCACCCTTTTTCTCCTTCGACACGAGTGCGCGGCTAACCATGAGACCAATGAGACCCACAAACAAGAGAAGTGCTAAGGGGAAGATATCCACGTTAAATTGA